TCCATCGTACGGCTGGATGATAGTAAACTTTTTTGTTTCGTCCTTCTTCCACTGTTCGTAGGCGTAACTGTGGGCTTGGCCCAGATCATACGCCTCAAACAAGATCTCGTACTCGCTGTAATCAAAAGGATCACGATAAGCACGGAAGACTTGGTAAAAACTTTTTTCGTATTTCATATCCATGCTTTACGCCGGTTGAACACGGAACATTTTCAGGCTAGCGTTATCGCCAGTGATTTGAACCTTAGTCTCAAATTTGACACCACGCTGAACCGGAATACGCAGGGTCAACCAAGTGTTCATAAAACCAGGCTTTGCAGTGGGACCAACTTTGATAGCCTCAATCACTGCTTCACGGGTACCTGCGGCACTAGTGTAGCGAATCTTAGTACCAACTGCTAGTTCCATGCTATGCTCCTTTTTGCTGTCTATGCGTATATTATAGCAGGTCTAGTCTTTTCGGGCTAATTGCTAAAATTAGTAAGAAAGTGCAGCCATTATGCTCCACTGCTCAAAAATTGTAATACATTCGTGGAAGTTTCGCTCTAATTCTGTATACTTTAGTGTTACTTTTTTAGTCCTACGGCATTCTACTGCTTCTTTGTCTAATTCCGTAAATGCTTGACTAACATTCTTGTAGAACTTAAACATTTTGCTCTTAGGAACAATGCCCATGCTTTGTAACTGTGCAAAACATTCTTCATTTTTTAAGCGGTTACGAGCATGACGTTCCAATATATCCATTTACGTATTGTATGTCCAAAATCATTCCTTGTCAAGCCCATAAATACTGCAATAAGGATTGACTATGGCACGCCTATCACTGTGGCAAAACGGCAAACACACAAACGATTACAAGTTTATTGATCGCAGAATTGCGGAAATGTATACCATTGGCGGCACTGGGGTTCTGGTACACAAATATCTAGGGCCAATTGAATCAACTGGCAGTACTGATGCAACTAAGCCCGACATCCCAAATCCCACAGAATTAGATATCCAGGATTTGCTGTTTTTAGAAAACCGAGACCGCAAATACGATCCCGATGTTTACACAATGCGCGGCATTTACCAAGTACAAGACAACAGTTTCGACTTGAGCCAATTTGGATTATTTTTACAAACTGGTACATTGTTTATGACTTTCCACTTAAACGATATGGTGGACATGTTAGGTCGCAAGCTAATGAACGGCGACGTGATCGAACTTCAACACTTGATGGATTACAACAGCCTCGACACCAGTGTACCTGTTGCACTAAAAAGATTCTTTGTTGTAAGTGACGGACAGTTTGGAAGCGAAGGATTTAGTCCAACTTGGTGGCCACATCTATGGCGTGTAAAACTTAACCCAATGACCGACAGCCAAGAGTTTAAAGATATACTTAACACTGTTAAAGTTGATACAAATGGCGACGGCACAGAGGATACTCCTATTGCAGACTTATTAAGTAACATTGACAAATATCAAAACATCAACAATGCTATTATTCAGCAAGCCGAAGTTGAAGTTCCTAAATCTGGCTACGACACCACTAACATTTACGTTAAGAGCGCATACACCCCGAACCAGACCGATAATACTCCACAGGACAAAGTCCACGGTTATTTAACTGGTGACGGGATACCACCGAATGCAACGTCAGTCTCGGCAGGTATCAACTTCCCATTGGCCCCGGATGAAGGAGACTATTACTTGAGACTAGACTATGTTCCCAACCGCTTGTTCCGTTATGACGGTAAGCGTTGGATTAAAATTGAAGATGCTGTAAGAACTAACCTTACCCCAGGTCCGGATAATCACACTCTGCGTAGTGGCTTCGTTAACGATACTAGCACCTACACAAATGACAGCGGAACGCATCATACACTACAAGGCTTGAGCAAAATCCTTAAGCCAACTGCGGATTAATTATGGCAACACAATTCTTTTATGACGGTCAAATCAGGAGATTTGTTCAACAGTTTATACGAATGATGTCAAACTTCCAAGTGGAGTTTAGCAAAGATCGTAACGGCAATACTACTCTGCAACGTGTACCAGTTTACTACGGAGATGCTAGTAGACAAGCTGCAATGATATTGCGAAACAACAGCGAAAGCACATTGAATGCTGTACCTGCAATGGCGGTGTATATTAACGGACTAGCATACGATCAAAGTCGTATGCAAGAACCTTATTTTGTAAGCAAGCTAAACTTAAGACAAAAAAGTTATGATCCTATCACTGGTGAGTACGGTACTACACAGGACTCTGCATACACTATCGAACGACTAATGCCTGTTCCGTATAACTTAACATTGAAACTAGATATCTGGACTAGCAACACCGAGCAAAAGCTGCAACTAATAGAGCAACTTGGTATATTGTTTAATCCCGCATTAGAAATTCAAAGCACAGACAATTACATCGACTGGACAAGCTTAACCACTGTTCGTCGCACAGATCTAAATTGGACTAGCAGAACTGTACCAACAGGCGGCGAAGAACCAATTGACATTTGCTCAATGACTTTTGAAATCCCGATTTGGTTAAGTGCTCCAGCAAAAGTAAAACAATTAGGTGTTGTGCAGAAAATTGTTAACAGTATCTTTGATTCAACCGGACAAGTCGCCGAGGACGCACTGTTAGAAAATAACTTGATGTCAAGAAGTATGCTGACTCCGTTGGGGTATGGTGTTCTTTATTTAGGTAACACACTAACATTAATGAAAAACCAAGATCTAGTTTCTGTTGGGGGAGACAAAATTGGGACACCAGATCATTGGCCTACGTTAATTGACGTCTACGGAAATTTGACTGCTGGCGGTAGCCAAGTTAGGTTGCAAATGGATGCGTCATACGATGAAATCAATGGCGTAACTGAACGTTTAGAAATTATCGGAACTGTAGCGTATCACCCAACAAACGATACTCAGTTATTGTTTACTGTCGACATTGATACTTTGCCGTCTAACACATTAACTCCAGTAAACTCAATTATTGATCCACAAACTGTAACTGTCACTTCTGCATTAACATCGCCATCTGCGGGTGATCGATATTTAATTTTAAACGATATCGGTCAAGTAGGTAGCAGTTCTGTTGTTTGGGACAATCTTGTTGCTAAATCAAACGATATTATTGAATACACTGGATCAACTTGGACTGTGGCCTTTGACAGCAATAGCTCATCTCAAGTAGAATACGTTACAAACTTAACTACAGGAACTCAATATAAATTTGTAAACGGGTCCTGGATTAAGAGCGTAGAAGGACTCTATAGAGAAGGCGAATGGTCAATCATACTGTGACAACTGGTGTAGGTGCGCTATTTTATAGCCAGCAAACCAAGCGATATTTGTTTTTGCTAAGAAATGGTGCAAAGCACAACGGGCATTGGGGGCTTGTTGGTGGCAAGGTTGAACAAAACGAAACTCCTGTACAAGGACTTCTTCGAGAGATATCTGAGGAAATTGGTGCTGTAACATACAATAAAATTATCCCGTTAGAGCATTTTACCAGCGACAACTTAAACTTCGAATACCACACCTATCTAGTAAGCGTTAGTAACGAGTTTGTTCCACTGTTAAATCATGAACATCGTGGGTATGCATGGACACACATAGAAGATCACCCCAGGCCATTACATCCTGGGGTGTGGAGAACTTTTAATTTTCAGAGCGTACTTGATAAAATCAAGACTGTAGAGAACGTTTTATAAATCAACTTCTACAGCAAACTGGTTAAATGTAATCTGTCTTAAGTTAACCACGTACTTCCATGCTTCGGGCATTCTGAACTGTTCCTCTGGAACTACACGAACAAAGTCAACGTCGTTATAAGTGTTAAAGATCTCTAACATTGTTTGGACCCAGAAATCTTCACTGTACCCGTGCTCAGCTGGTGGGTAAGCATTAGTACCAGCGTAGACATTGTAGTCACTGGTTGGGTCGTCTACACCATCAAATCCCGCTAGGTATACGGTTTTGTGGCCATCGAAACAAGCTAAGTAAGTTGCAATAGCACCAGCATTCCAGCTCGGGTCTTGCGGGATAAGATAAAATCTACCTGGGTGATTTAAAATTGCAGTAGCATTGGCATAAACAATATGTTGGTTTGTATATCCACTATCTGCTACTTCTGCAATAATATCTTTACCGTTTGCTACTAAGAAGTGAGGAGCAAAATCTCGATACAAAGCATTACATCCATAAGTTTGCAATGCACCAGACGCTAATAGTCCACCACGGTGTTTGGCAATTGCAGACATGTTTAAATTTAACCTACTAGAACCGTTACCAAACACAATAGCTTTCCCACTGATTTGGTTGTTAACAACGGAATTTTCAACTTGTTCTTGTTCCAATGACCATTGACCGCCAGAAT